TCCAGAAGTTGAAAACAACTCGCTTTGTGTAATTATCTGTTTGAACGAACACGCCATGCAAGCGTAGCAAATCCATGATTACATCTTTGACCGTCATTTTGAAAATGGAGGTAAAGAAAATTTCGGATCCGTATGATATAATATTTGTCGGAGTAAACGAGTACTTTGAGTTTTCAATGTACGAAACCTTTATTTCTGAATCTAAGTTTGGTTGGTCATCGACCAAAACCCGAACTTTTAAAACATAAGTTTCTGTCGGCAAAAGCGAAATGTCTCCCGTTGAAAATGATACCACGAAATTATTTGTAACCCCATTTGGATTTAGTTTTGTCGACCAAACCGTTGATGTCTGTTCCGCTACTAATGTAGAGTCAGATTGTCTCAAAATTTGAGTAACCAAATATAGATTTCTTGTTTGGAAGTTTTCAAATATTCCCAAAACTTCGGTCGGGTACCAGAACACATAAACCTCAATATTTACGTTTAGCGAACCCACAACGATTGCGGATGGGTTGAATAAGTTATTTGAGAAGTCGCCAAATGAATTGTAAAGCGTTAACGGTGGCTCAACGATGTTCAACCCGCTATCTTCGGCAATTGGATAAGTTCCAGCTAAAACGGTTACCAATGCTTTCGAGTAGGTTTCTTGGTCTGCCACATCCTCTGCATCCAACTTAAATTCATCTGGCGTTAAAAGAGCTTGTTCCAATTCGTCGCTCCCAATGTAGCTCCCCGAGAACGTGAACCCAATTTTTTCCTGCAAACGAGTCATCATATCTGGCACAATCGCAACGGGAATCATTTTTTCAGTATCAATTTTGTCATCTAAAAAGTAACCGTCGTTATCGTACCAATCCACAACTGGAAAAGTGAAATAATCATTTCCTGCCCGTGAGTTTATCGCTTCGTAAATTGTCCAAAAAAACGTGTCGTCGTCTGCGTAAAGTTCTCCAACGGTCAAATTCTCGATAGCCTTAAAAAAACCAACGTTTCCATCCATTATAGTTACTGAAAAATTATCGCTTCCAGACATATCTAAAACAGCCAATCCATCTGAAATAAGCTCAACGCCATTCTCAACGTAAACGCATCGAGCGTAACGGTAAGGAAAGTTTGTCGCTGACGTTACCACATGTGAAAGTTCAATTGCTGACTTGTTGTTCTGCGTGTATGGAAGGGTAAATTTTGGCGCAAAGTTTCCGTAACGGTTCTGCAAGTCACCGATTTTATTCGCCTGAATGGTTAACGAAATTTCTGTATTTGAATCCGTGTCCATCAACACGCCATTGAGATACAAGTCCTGCGTCATTTCGATTGATTGTTGACGGTGCTTAAATCAAATGTAATTTCAATTAATGGGAACACTTCGGCTGTTTCAAATAAAACGAATGAGCCTGTACGTGGGTAGACCTGCATCCATTTAGGACCTTCTGACTGCCACGTAGTCGGGTTCAATAAAAGTTCAACGTTCAAAGAATATAACATGTTTTTCAACGCGTCTATTTCCGACTGATTCGCCAACGACTGACCAACAATGAAGTTTTGAGCATTTTTGGAAAGCTCATCCAAATTCCCCCTTTGCGTTGAAAGGTCGGATGAATACTTGTTTGCCGTGTTTCCTGTTTGCGTGTCAATTCCATGTGTCTGCACTTGGCCGAATAACCAATGCTCACGACCTCCTTTGCTGTTTAACCAAGAAATGAAGAACGGATCACGCGGACACGTTCGCTGAATATTTACTGTTTTGTCCTCAGTTACTATCATAAGACCTCTAAAATTTCGGGTGGTGAAAATACTCCTGTTGACCAAGTACCGCCGTCAACGTCTCCAATTGTCAAAACACTTCCTGTTTCCAAGCGAACCTTCAAATGCGTAACTTCTGAATCATAAGTTCCTGCGACCATTAAACGATTAACGGCAAAGCGTTGTGTGTAGTTTACATTCGTGTCGCTGTCATCTACTAAAGAACCGACGTAATCAAGCTGTTGCTCGTGTCTTATGATTTGGTAATTCAGTAAATTGTCGGAGTAAATGAATGACAAAGAAAATGGGTAACCAACAAAGTAAACGGGCTGTTCAAAGTCAGTAATAAATTTCGCCTTCGGTGAGCGTGTGTTGTCGTAAGTCGGGCAGTACTCTGCCATATTTTTGCCGAACGCTTCTAAAACCTGCTTATTCCCATTCGACCAATACCAGAATCCAAACAAACCAGATACTGGCTGCGATGTTCCGTTGTAATTTTCACGGCTTCGGATCTTAAATTTTCCGCTCTCGCCAACCATCGCCTTGTTGATTTCGTTGTAGTTGAAATCGTTTTGGTAAACAGCATTTTTTTTCAGCCACTCCTGAATACCTATTTTTGCGATTCCTTTTGCGTCGACTCTATTTCTAGAGTAGCCAAGTGAAACGAGCGTGTTTCCTGATAAAATTTCCGTGTCAAGGTAATAGTTCTTGTATGCGTCAACGAAGTTCACGAAACCGCCTGAAAGAGTGATTGTAGCCGTCCAATCTGTGTAAATGTAATTTACTGAAATAGCCGTTATCGTTGCCGTATGCTCAACGGTTCCGTTTTTGTAGAATATCTTTTGCCCCACCTGAACAACAGCAGGAACGGTTACGTTCAAATTAAACCGAACAAATCCAGCGACCTGTTGCGTCAAGTATACATTTGCGTCATTTCTCTGAACTTCCAACACAACTGGCTGATGCAAGGCTGTCCACTTGGAAACGTGTCCATTTACTGTTGCTTCTGGGGTTTTTATAATTTCAATCATTTCGCGTCCTTCATTACTATTGAACTTATTTGCGCTTGGTAATTTTGACCGAGCATTGACATTAAAGAGTTGATACGTGCATCACTTAATATCGAATCAAAGATACGATTTCCACCGCCTTGTTGGTAAAGTTTTGTGCCGTGCCGGTGAATTGATTTTGAAATCATCCACGAAAGTTGCTCGACAGTTGGAATTTTACCTTCGGAATCTGCCTTGGGGGTAATTGATTTTTCACCTATCCATTTTAAAATTATCTGTTGCAAAGTTAGGCTTCCTTTCTTCGCCCCTGCGCTTGTGGGCTTGCGTCCGTCAATCAACACCCGAATGTATGGGCTTGCTGTAATTTCCAATGTATCATCGGTAACATCTGACTCAATTGAATCTGCAAACCGCCCCGAAACAGCCTTTAGTTCTGGAACTAAGGATTCTGCGAATTGCAATAAGATTTCTTTGTCAGTCATGGTCTATTCACCAATTTCTTTTTTTATTTTTTTAACCTCTTTTAACACGCTAACCACTTGCATAACCCTGCTGCTTATTGATTTACCCGTCAAAGATTTTACCCTCAAATTGATTATAATTGCTTCATAAACAATAATAAACAAGGCTGCGCCACGTGTAACGATGAAATTCTTTGAACCAAAGAAAGCGAGCAAATTAATGTCCGTTGGATAGAGTAGCAGAATTATAGCGAGATAAGCCACGGCAAACTTAAAGAAGTTTTCTCCTGCATCTTGGTACATTTTACACTTTGTTGCCGTACTTCGATTCGATCGCTTAACTATTAACAAGTCGAGGAAGAAGCGAGCTGAGATAATCAATAGAACAACCGTAACCGTTGCGTAAATCGGTGCGTAGAAAGCGAACAACGAAAGTATTGCTGTGCTTATTGAGTTGAGAAATATGCTTGTTTTCATGCGTGTCGTGCTTGCTGGACGAATTTAGTCATAGAAAAAGTAATAAAATAGTTCCCCAAATATAACACCAATAATCGTAGCCCACAAGTCTGCGAAGTCGAATCCACTTCCTCCACTTCGAGAATCGTATAATTCTTTGCTCATTGACACTACGAATCCAGCGATTAAGCCGTACCCGAAAAAGTCGGTAAGCAAAGAAATATTCTCCGCAACCATGAATCAACTTGTCAGCGGGCCAATAGCGTGCTTTCCATTCGTTAAACAATCTCATAATCGTCAAATTTTTCAGTGCTATAACTTGGGTTTTCCGCTAAAAATTCCGCTAAAGTTCCATCGAAAATTAGCGTAGTTGGTGGCGTTTGGTAGTGGTCGCCATTTTCAACCTCCGCAATTACTCGATCTGAATCGTAAAGGACTATATGTCTATCTGCTGTCATAATTAGTTGTATAAGAGTGTTTTTCCTTTAGTTACCAAGCTGTTTCGAGCTGTTAGACTTGCTACGGTTGGTGGTGCCGAATTTCCACGTAAATCAATCGTTCCTGCACCTATTACAAGTGGAGAGTTATTCAGGTCGATGAAGATGTTGTCTACTTCCGTCGCTGTGAAATGAGCAGTTAATAGTCTCGTATATAACATGGTCATATTCTTCCATACACGCCCTGAAGTGTAGCTAATATTATTTGCTGTGCCATTGATGTAGCAATAAGTCGTATTAATGGCTGAAAATTTCATATCACCTGTCAATGTCATAGCGTTGCCATAGAAATATATGGTAGAAGTCATTGCAGTACATTGACTTGCAATTATTGAGATATCAAAATTCCAAGCACCTGCCGAACTTTGAATACCATCTATATCTGTTAATTTTCCATTTGCTGACGTTATCTTTACAACACCAAAATAAGCCGTTGCGTATGTCTTTGAAGCTGTTGCGTTGTTGGTGTGAGAAGTAATTGTGCCATCCCCCCAGTCAACTTTGAACTGACTGCCCGACTTTGTTCGGATTGTTATGTTTGCCGTTGTCGTTGCCTTTGTTGAAAATAATGCCCACTCGGCTGGTGGGAACTTCGTGTATCTATTTATCATTAGAACGTCATATTTAAATCAATAACACTTGCTATGCTAACCGTGATAGTTAGCTTATCTCCACTGACAAATGCGCTACCCAACGTATAGGCTACTCCATTCTTTTGTATGGTAGTTGTTGGCGCACCACTTACATTTGTTACGCTCGCAATTGTTCCTGCAAAATTCGGGTAAATATCACCAATCAAATTTTGCGTTGCGTCAACCGTCCACTTGAAAGTATTTGCCCACTCTTTCGATGTACCTGACGAATTTACACGTAGGAATCGAAGTGAATTTCCAGTAATAGTTGGTAAAGTTGCTTCTTTCCCATCCAAAGCCGTCTGCGTTGCCGTGCTAATCGGCTTGTTTGCATCGCTTGTGTTGTCTACGTTGGATAAGCCTACTTGTGATTTTGTTACGCTATGTGGGTTGGACGTATTTGACGCATGAAAAAACAAATCGCTTGCTACGCCATTTATTACCGTCTGCGTTGCTGTGCTAACAGGCAAATCAGCGGGCATAATCTCGGTAACTTCCGTTCCGTCGTTTGTCAGTAATGAGCCACTTGTAAAATCAACCGCTTTGGTAACGTCTTTCTGAATTGGAACGTCGAGCAAAACTGAAGCGGGCACCGGAACGATTGTACGTACGGGATTTGTGCCACCAAATTGAAACTCAAACACGCTATTTGAACCGCCTCCGACTTTCGTACCGTAGTACACAATTACAATTCTATCCGTTGCGCTCCAATCTCCGTTATTCAAAACCGCACTTGCTGAGAATTGCTCGTAAATGTTCACGTCAACATTTGCCGTCATGCTCGAAGTTGCTATCAACGTTTCAACGCCCAAACTATCTCGGTGGTACATTTCGTAGTTAAATGTAGCCGAACTTGTACCCGATACCCTCCGAACATTTCCGAGTGTCGTTAAGTTGATTATTCCAGGATTACCAAGTAACACGCCTGCCGTTGTCGCAAGTCGAGCAATCTCGATTCCTGTACCACTGATGGAAGGTGTTGTAATGTCAACTGCTACATCGTTGTAGTCAGCATCTTCGACATTCGTAACCATCTTGAAATAGCTTGAAATATCGCTCGCTACATTTGTAGGGTATAGCGTTAAGTTGCTTGGAAGTTCTGTTTTCTTAACGTATGCCGAAGCGTCTACTATTACTGTTGTTTCGTTCATTGTAGTACGATGTTTAATGTGTTTGTGCCGAGTGTTGGCAATGTTGTTGTATAGCTTACTCCGTCAAATTGAACGATGAATTGCGTGTCTGGAATTGGCACATCTGTTCCGCTTGGTACGGTCAAAGAATATGAAGCGTCTGAATTGGTAGCCGTTCCGTCTGGTGCTAATCCTTCCGCTTCCGACAATACAGAGTCAACCTCAGTCCCAAGGCTGTTTTTAATACTCGAATTTTGAATAGTTTGATTCAATGTTTGACCAAGCGTCAAGAATCCAGAATAAAGTACATTTCCTTGCGTGTCCTTGATTTCGTAAAGAGATCCAAGTAACGGAGTTGCTGACGAGCAAACCGACTGAACATTGTGTAAAGTCATTCTGAAAGGCATCACCACAGCGTCAAGGTTGGCGTCAAAAAGGTTTTGTACTTGGTAACACTCTCCGACTGTTAACGTCTTAACAAACTCCGTATATCGGTCAAGTTTTAATTGAAATTGGCGTTGTGCTGCCATCGCCTTAGTTACGGATTCGTAACGCTGAACCTCGTTGTCGTCTAAGTTTGATTTGTACAGGAAAAGCACGCTACAATTAAAAACGTTCTCAATGTTACCGACTTTGTTTATTTCGGGAGTGAATTTCACCGGCATATCCAAATAAACTGCTGGAAATACGCCTTCGTCGCTTGCTAGGTTTTGCCACTCGCTTTCAGAGTGCAGGAAGGAGAATACGTCGCCATTCGCTGTCATCGTGTCAACTACTGCCCTTATTACCTCCTGTATCATTTGATGTTTATTTAGGTTTCAACGCTCTTAAATTCCTTTCAAATTTAGTGGAAATTGTGTTCTTTACCAACTTTGGGAAAATTATTTCGTATGGAAGTGCCTCAATGTCTTTGTAAAGCAAAGGATTCCCGTTTGCCAAAAGGTCGATTGAGTTGAACTCCCCAAGCACAACAACAATCTCAATTTTCGCTTCAATTTGGTCTGACGTTGGCTTGACTGAAAGCATCCTTCGGTCTGTTTCCAGAACAGAAATAAGCTGGTTAGCCACGAAATTAACGCATGAATAAACCTCCTGAACGGACAATGGCATAAGCTCCTGCCTCATGGATTCAATTTTCTTTTCACTAATAGGCTTACTCTTTTTGGTGCCGTAGAATTTCGGGTACAAATACAAGCAAAGCAAATCGAGCATCTTGCCTTCTTTGAGTAAATCTGTACCGTGGATTTTTTGCCCCCACGTCCCCTTCATGATTAAGTTTTCATTGATCGCAATGTCTTTTTCGTTAACAGAAATGAAGTTTCCGGGTTCGATGGATTCGTAAATGGATCCCGAGCGCATAAATTCCAACGCTTCCATTATCGGTTCCAGGTCAATTACTGCTAATTGCTCCTCGTTCAAACCGGTCAACGCCTCCACAATTGATAAATCGGTCATTCCTTCCGAAGTCATCAGCAGAAATTCCCTTACCGTAATGTCATAAAATGAAGTGGGTATCTGAATTGGGTTACCCATTTCTGTATAAAAAGTGATCATAAGTATTTCGCTTTTGGTTTTGAGAATTTCGGAACGAGAACAAAGTACATCCGCATGATTAGAGCATCCAGTAAATCGGGAGAATGTCCAATTATTTCTTTGATTTTAGCCTTTGGGAGTAGTTGAATTTTTCCGTCCTGATCCAGAGCGTAGGATTGCAAGCACTCAAGTTCGGCAATGATTTTTGATTTGTCGACTTCACAGTTTATAAATACCTCTTTCGAGTTCACCATTTTAGCAAATTCATAACCGCATTGGGATTTTAGGTTCTTGTAATTTGGTTTTTTTCCCTTGACTGCGAATGGTGCGGCACCGTTATTGAACGGTTTGGCCCCTTTCAGATACCCACGAAGAAACGAACCCAAGCCGTCGGCATCATAAACAATGTTCGAGCGACCGACATTCCACTCGTCCGCTAAATTTTTGAGCATCTTTTCGACCTCGTCTGCTTCGATTTTAGGCACTATTTCAGCATGAACTATTGTGAACCCACGCCAAACGAATACAACGAAATTGTCAGAACCCTGCAAGGCAATGTCAGCCGTAATGAACATTTCATTTCCAGTTACATGTGTGTTGGTCCACAAGTCCTGAATTGAATCGTAAGTGCAAAGCATGTCCTCCGACTCCTGTTCCTCGGCAAGGTAAAGTTGTTTGAATATTTTTGGTGGCAAATCCCGTTGAGCTTGCTCGATTTCCGCTCTGGAAAGAATCCCAGCGTCGACCGCGTCCCAAGCAGTAACTTTAAAGTAAGCGTAATTCTCTGGATCCGAAACCGCCTTTTCTTTGAGTTGGTGCATCCAGTTTGAAATTCCCCCGAAATTTCCGATTAGCTTACATTTCCCCTTGGTGAAAGTCAGAGTTGAACGAATGGCCACGAATGCGTCGTACTTTGCACGGGGAGCTTCATCGAGCACACATCCGTAAACATCCTCCCCATAGAGTGCGTCATCGTCTGCCGAAGTTTTGAAGTGGATAACAGAACCCAAAGGAGTTTCAATTGTCTTGAGCGAGTTGTTGAAAAGGTAACCGGGAACTTGTCGGAGTGTTTTTTTTAGCCTCTTGAATGCTATTTTCGCTTGACCATGTGAAGGGGCAACCCACCAGTAATTTTTTCCCTCGACGTCCGAATCAACACAAACCCCATTTTCGTAACCGTGTGAAATTTCGTACAGCCAAAAAATATGCGAGAACGTCTTACCTATTTTCGTCGAGGCCTCTGTAATTGTAAACCTTGCCGAGCAATATAAAATGTCGGTCTGGTACTTTGCAAAATTTGGGCGTTCGATTTCAATCTCCATTTGGTTATTTGAAGGAAACTTTGTGTTTGGTTTTAATGTCAGCCGTCAAATCCAACTTGTCCCCGTACATTTTAGGTTTCAATTTTGAAGCTATCCACTTTAAACTGTCTATTTTTAGTCGGTCGCGTTGCACCATGTTTGGGTCAGAAGATTTAGAGAATGCAACGTCTAACATCAAGTCAGCCAAATAGTCTGCTTGGTTATCGCGTGCGCGTGCGTATCTTTCAGATAGTTTTCCACTTTCATCAGCATTCTTAAAAGCAATGAATGCTGGAGCAGATGAATCATATTGTTTGCAAAGCGCATTCAACCCTTCATGAGTAACCTCGATTTCGCTACAAACTTTTTCAAAAACGACCGCATCCATTTTAGCAGGTCGACCCATTTTTTTTTCTGGAGTTGTCTTATTTACAGCCATATTTTTTCCTTTCTAATTATTACCAAATCCACTATCGTAAATCGTGCGCTTTCCTGTCTTGAAATCTACGTCCTCGATTACTTTCATGCCTGTTACCTTGAGATAACCACGTCCTGTTGTATTCGCTATGTGTTGCGCCTCTCCTGCTGAGATAGCTTCGATTCGCTCACCTTCAAAAGTCAGGACATCGCCTGACTTTTTGTCGAATGAATAAATACGTGTTTCCCAAAGTGCCATACGTCAAATTTACGGAATTTAAAACAAAGTCAATTGAAACAAGTCTATGAAAACTGAATCGCTACACCAATGACCACACTCGAAATGGTAAACCCATCTATCGATTGACTTGAGTTTAAATACCTTTTTGTCTGGGTCATTCGGATAAATGTAGGTTGCGCCGATCATTTTATTTCAAGTTCTTCGCCCGTTATGGCAAATATTAAGTTCTGCAATTCATGAACCCACTTGACGAATGTTACACTTATTCCTTCAACCACATAATCAAACGCTTCATTAAGTTAGTCGAAAATAAAATATCCACAAATAATATCATCTCCATACTCTCCTTTATCTTCGCAAAACCCAAACTTCAAAAGCCATTCTTCTGTTAGTTGGATTGGTTTAAATGTGCAAAATCCATGTGCAAAATCGCATAAATTGACTGGACTTATTTTTTTGTATCCATTGATTGGAGACTTAACCCAATTTCCAATTCTTAATTCTGATGCTCGTAAATTTTCCATAACTCAAACGTTTATTGATTTTCTCCAAGCCTCAACAATACTATCCTTGTCCTTCGGGTCAAGCGTGTAAACGATGTAATACCCTCCTGTTGGTTTAGTCATCCTTGTGCGAACAAGTCGAACGCTATGAATGTTCTGAAAGTTACGCACGACTTCGCGCGCAGGATTCGTTATCCAAACAACTCTCATGTTGTAAATCGACAACTCGCCACCATTGGCAAAGTGTTGTAACAGCCTTTCGGCAATGGTTGATTTTTTCATTGGTTTTGTTTTAAAATTCGATTCGCTACTTCAATCTGTTTTTCAAAGTAGTGTGTTTTTTGGCCGTACTTAACGCTCCAAATGTTTTTCGCTGAATGAATTTTTCGATTCATTTGGGTAATGTGCCATTTGATTTTCTTTTCTTTCATTGGTCTATTATTTAAGATTTTCTGCTACAATAACAAATCCAGCTGAAAAGATTCCAAAAACTACTCCGAAAAAAATAGAGAAAAACTTTGAATCTATTGTTTGTTCATCAAGTCCGCCAACGATATAAATTCCGCAAATCTGTGTAAATATAAATGTCGCAAAAAATGCTATAAGTACTTTTTTCATAATATTTGGTTTTGTTTTTCAAGTTCTTTAATCGTTTTTTTTAACTCCTTCAATTCCTGCTCGGTCTCCACTAACTTTTCCTCGATATAGTCGATGTTGGTCGATAAAAACCCGTCAAGAAAAGCGTCAAGTTTCCCAAGTGAACGCCCGACCATGGTTCTGGTTCCGTTCATTACTCCATGAATGTGGTCTGGGTTTAAAGTTCCAAGTGCTTTCCTGAAAATGGTTTGTACGGAATGACCTGAGCGAACCGCCATTTTGTTCACCTTCTCAACTATTCTTTGCTCTAATTTTGTTTGCTTGCTCATTTGTTATTTTGTTTGTGTTGTTCAATAGCTAGTCTCAAACTCATTTCTATAAGTTTAAATTTATCTGTATTTCTTTGCGTTTCAATAACTTCATCTGAATCTAAAAAAGTAATCCAATCTTCAACTGTTTTTTGAACGCATCCAAACGAAATATGATTATCAGTTAAGGAAAGATTGTAAACAAAATTTAAAGTAAATACCATCCTAGAAACCCAAGCATCTCCATAAACCTGAGCATTACCAGAAACCTGAGCATTTCCATAAACATGAGCATTTCCAGAAACACGAGCATTACCAGAAACCACAGCATCTCCATAAACCTGAGCATTACCAGAAACCCAAGCATCTCCATAAACCTGAGCATTACCAGAAACCACAGCATCTACATAAACCCAAGAACCTCCAGAAACCTGAGCATTTCCATAAACACGAGCATTTCCAGAAACCACAGCATCTCCATAAACCTGAGCATTACCAGAAACCCAAGCATCTCCAGAAACCACAGCATCTCCATAAACCTGAGCATTACCAGAAACCCAAGCATCTCCATAAATGTTAGCTTCTTTTTCAACGAATCCCCCTTTTTCTCCTTTTTTAATAGTTCCAAAATCTACTATTGCTTCAATTCTAAAGAGTTTCACTCCGAATACATTTACAATAAATTCCGATGTTAATTTAAATTTTTTCATGTTTTTGTTGTTTTTCTGTAAATTAATAACCTCCTCCCGTTTGTCTCAAAAACTCGTTGTCGCAAATCAACTGACCTTTATCAACTTGCTCCTCCAAATCAATACTACCAATCGAAAACGTATCCATGTTATTTACGTATAGACTTCCGATTTTGATGGTGTAAGCGAATTGATCCATGTGGTACTCTCGCAGAACTCGACAAACATAATCAGTTAGATCTCCTTTTGTCAATTTTTGCAGTAGCAACAATTTTGAATTGATTACGCTCTTGATTTTCAATTGCTGTTTTTCTGATTCAACCAAGCCGAAAAGGGTTGATTTTAGCTCGATTTGCGTTATTAAACTGTAAATTCTTGGTACGTTCATGGTGTTTGTTTTTTGTAAAGATAGTAAAACTTTATAAATAAACTACGTTTTAATAAAAAAAAACAACCGCCACGTGGACGGCTGTATTGAAAACACTATTTATTCTTGAAAAATTCTATCTCGTATCTGTTTACCGTTTTAACTTTCTCGAAAAGACTGTTGTAATACTCCTGCGCCAACTTCACCTGCTGTCTAATCAACTCAAAATGATTTTCAGTACAATCCACCGAGTGAATCCTTAAACGGCTTTCTATTGGCATCTTTGCTTCAAAGTCAAATTCATTTTCAACCTCCTGCATGAATGATTCGTCAATTTCAGTGTTCCAATCATTACCTGCTTCCACCCAAAGTAATCGCGCCTGTCTTGCAATTTCATCCTTTGGAGGGTTCATAAGCGTTCTAATTATCGCCCCGTTTGAAATCTGCTCTCCTTTCAATTCATTTAGGAGCATCGCATACCCTCGAATCTGCCATTGATAAACCGAAAGGTCTTTTTCGTATTCAAACAATTTCAATCCTTTCGGTTCCCAAACGTTTTTTTGGTCGAAAACAAAATCAGCTACTTTCCAGTCATAACCAGACGTGCAAATAAAATCATTTTCCATATGTTCCGGGTTCGCTTTTGTTGCAAACGGATAGCCAAGGAATGTTCCAACCTGACGAATAGATCTTTGCTCAACTTCGTTTCCTTTGCGCGTGTACTTGTTTGTGAATCGGAAGTTATATCCGTAATAATCTCGGTAAAATTCTTCTTCAACATAAGTTTTCGCACCTGCTGAAAGTTGCGGTGGTGCATCTCGCTTTGCGATTAACTCCTGTAATTTCGCCTCTTGCAACTCTGTTCTCTTTGGCTTTGATTCCAATACTTGAAGGTCTCGCAATTGAACGGCTGTAATCGTTTCTCCAGCCCCGACCATAAGTCGGCCGAAGCTGGAGCATCTGAATTTTTTATTTTCCTGCATTTTCCAAAGTTTGAAGTTCAACAATTTGTTCTTCTGTCAACTCGTAGGTTGATTGAATCAACTCTGCCGTAGTATTACCTTTCTGAATTTCAGATTTCGCAAGCCCAAATGAAAGGTCATCAAGTATCAATTTTTCCTCTTGCGGATCTTCCTGTGAACCTCCGTCGACGTAGTCAATGTCCAGAGTGTCTGAATCCGTAACAACCGCCTGGTCAACGATTGTCGCCTGTTGCATTTCAATGGAAAGAATCCCCCATTTTGAAAGCGTATTTTTCAAAACTGTTTTTTTGGCCATAGCGTTGAAATCTGTTTTCCAAACTCCGTTGGCGTGGGCGAAAGTTTTTGAGAATTTTGCTCCGTGTCGCTCAACTTCCTCTGTGGACCAGAAAGAAGTTTTCTCGAATCCGTTAAGCAATTTGAAGTAAGCAACAAATCCAACCACTCGCCCAGATCCAACAATCGTGAAGTCCGCATCCAATTCCTCGGAAAGCCTATTGAATGATTTAAATTGATTTTCGTAAACCTCCAAAACATTGATTGCTTTGTACTGCCCTGTTCGGTTCGCAAGCTGAACAAATCCTTTCCAGCCCATTTGAAATTGTGCAACACACTTTACTTGCCAATTCCCTTGCGCATCCTTGAATTTTTCGTTGTATGGCACAATCCAAGCGAACCCAAGGTTGTTGTTAATTGGAAGGTCAAGCGTTGCTGCCATTGCTGCGGCATTATAAACGCTGTCTGGAGTTGCCTTCTGTAAAAGATTGCTTGAATTTACCACCTGCATTACCGAAGTTACGAATCCAACTGACCGCTTCCCAAGCAACTCTTGAAACTTTTTTTGTACTCCTTCCTTTGCGAAGTACGATTTTACTGTAATCTCTTGATTTTTCATAAAAAATTTGTTTTGTTTTGACAAAGATACTAAAACTTTATATATAAAGCGCTATTCGTGTAATTTAGATTCGTTATAAATAAGCGCATTGAAACGCGCTATAACAGCCAACAACCGCCATTGAAACTGGTGGATGTTTTGGTGTTATCCACTACTTCACCAACTCATCCAGCTCCTCACCTTCCAACTGTTTCTCAATCCACTCGTTGTAAGTCCGAGCGTATTCCTTTCTCGCTTGGTTGTGGCTAACTATTGACCACATGAAGATCAACCCGTTTAGTGCGATCAAAAATATTATTGTGTTTTGCATAGTTTATATTTTTTCTGGTAAAACAAACCCTTTTATTTCAGCTACTTTTCTATTGAATTTTGCCCACGTATCACGCTCTTTAAATTTAGCGTGAAGCGTTCCCTTTTTAAATCCTTTTACTTCAAAGTGCCCGTAATCGTACCACTCGCCAGCATTTATTGATTGGTGGTTCGATCTAAATCCGGGATAAGATGTTTGGGGATTTCCGTTTCTGTCAATTGATTTTTTTACACATGTTCCGTAGTAATTGGTTCCAAGCATGTGATCCAGCGCCCTTGTCAGCTCATCGAACATTTCTGCTGTTCCGTTGTATTTTGCCGAAATAGTGCTAGTCCATTGGCTCGTCTCGAAAACATTATTTAAAATAAATTTTTGATTGACCATGTAATGGCTGTTTGTTTTCCAGCCCTCTACGGCATATCTGTTTTCAGAATAATGCAGCGTCAGCTTATCGAAAAGCTCCAAAAACACTCTGTCCATTCGTTGACCATGTGTTTGAGCGACCATGTCAAGCATTCGGTAAATGTTTTTCATCGTGAATGGAATCTTTGTTTGCTTCTGCGTAAAAATGTTGATTTCGTCTCGAAGGCTTGCCGTCATGAATTTTTCCATTTTCATCTGTGAAAACACCCATATCCATGCTTTTTTCTGTAATTCTTTTCTGAACTCCTCAACTTTTATGTCTTTTTCGTTTTCGGTAAATGCAAGCGCGATGTCCTTCACTCCGAAGACACCAACCGCACTATTCATTTCGATAGCTAAACCAACCGACTTGTTAAAGATGTCGCAAGCGTGCAAGTATCTCTGAACACATTCACGTACTACGTTTGCTTTAATTAGCCCATTTCCATGCTCTTCTTGGTCGTCATCTTCATCTGTAAAGTAATCAGACCAATCTTCGGTTTCCTTTGCTGGTTTAAATAATCGAATCAATCCAATTTCAACCCCAGTTGGTCGCTCGCTATCCTGAAAAACGCTTTCTAAATTTTCAGAGAATCCATAATCGTTAATAATTCTAGAAAGAATGCGACGGTCATTGGTGTATTTGTTCTTCAACGTCTCCCAGTTGCACAGAGCAACAATTTTACAGCCGTCTGGACTCATGTTCCAAGCATGCAAGATATGTTTTTCATCAGCATCAAATGGTGGGTTCATTAGGATGAAGTCAACATGCGAGATTTCATCAGCTGTTACTTGCATGAAATCTTCTTTCAAAAACTGATCACATTTTGACCTTGCTATTATCTGAAGATTCTTGTCGTTTTCACAAGCTATTGTGGATCCTCCTAAATCGGAAACAACGTCAAGTATGTTTCCGCTTCCTGCAGATGGCTCTAAAATTGTTTTTCCTGTGAGATCTTCTCCATTTATCATGTAATGAATAACGGGTTCTGGCGTTGGATAAAAGTTCTTGTTCATAATCAATTGTCTTTTTTGTCAAGCATCCAATTGTATTCCTCGTGAAATACTGCCATTTTTAACCACGTCGCATTATGAAGTTCTAACTTAGCACCGTCCGACTTACTGAAATTTGAAAGCATGTAGATACAATCGCA